GGAATATCCACACCAATTTGTTTCTTCAATGATTTAACTTTAGCAGCCACATCATCAGATGATACAGTTTGCATAGCAAATTGTTGGAACAATGGATAAGAATCTTTTACTTTGTAGATACGACCATCAGACAAGAACAGATGGCATCCACCAGTAGACATTGGTGCAACTTCCATCACCTCATCCATATTCAAAACAACTTTACAATTTTTTTCTACCGAATTCACTTCAACAAATAATGCCATTATACTTCTCCCTTTTCAGTTTTACTACTAATCTTAGCCAACTTGGCCCGTTTTTCTAATACTTCAGCTTCAATCATCATCTTTTTCCAATGACCTCGCATACTAGTAGGTAGTGTAGCAAGGGAACGCTTGGCGGATTTACTTAGATTAAAATCTTTATTGGTTTTCATTTATTTACCTTATCACAATCGGTTACACGAACCAACATATTGTCGGTTGTATTGGTGGGTTTAACAAAATAACAATCACCCTTAACTGACCAAACCAATCGGTTTTTAATATCAGTTTCGGATGTTTGCATCATAAGTCTATTCTGTACATAAGGCATTAGAATAACTGTTAACAAAAATATAAAGGTACCAAATACCAATAAAGATTTTTTATTACTAAACCAATTAATCAACGGACTAAACATTAAACACTCCAGTTATAAACAGATAATATAGGCTAACACAAAACACAATCAAAGTCAACAAAAATATGGTAAACTTTGCTGATTGTTGGCGGTAATATTCCACTTCCAATTTCAACATATCTCTTTGGCCAAGTAACATAGGTTGGCAATCATCTTCACCACCCAACATAGCAATAGTTTGTTTGATACTAACCAATCTTCGTTTTGCTTCATACAAATAATAATAAGGTATCATATCAATCCCACAAGTTCTCATAGTATTTACCAAACAATCTAAAACCATTAGACTTACGGTCATGCCACTTCATGTAGTTTTCTTTATCGTATTTTGGTCCGATATAATCTTTATCCCAAGGACTCAGACCATTACACACAGAATGGTCAAAGAATTGTCCTTCTGCATCGTCAGCAACCTTTTGTTCGAATGCCCAAATCATTTCATCAAGAATCCAATCCCATCGCATAAAATGTAAACTATCGGTGTCCCATTCATTCTCTTTTGGTTGTGCCATATGACTACGCAAATACTCAGGCACATCTTCATCATCAGTATGTGGGGCGCCTTGCTTTGATGCTCGTAATTGTTTTAACATCGGCAAAACAATCTCAGCCAAGGTGTGGTCCATTGACCATGTATCCCATCGGTCAATTTTAACATAGGTAATGCGTGGATGAATGAAATCCAACACCTTCGCAAGACCAACACAAACTGGATTTAATATATTAACCAAAATCTCATATGGATTATTGGGTTCATCTTTGGTATTGTAAATCTTGTCTTCATCAACCCAAAACAAAACTCGTTTCAGAATAACATAAGGTGATAACCAATGGTTACGATATTTTGAAGTATAGACTTTCATTATTTTCTTTCTATGCCTAAGGCCTTATCAATTGCTTCTTCTAATTCTTTGGGTGCAGGACCACAAGAACACCAACTATACTTTCTATTACACACATCACAGTAACCTACAAGGATAGGTTTCTCACCAAAGATATTGTTCCATCTTTGTTTGTATTCTTCTTTATCGATTAGAATTGGTCTTGGATTACTACCTTTACCGCCATCACTCATTTATTGTATCCTTTAATATCTCGCCAAAGTCCTCGTAACAAATCAAACCAAGAACCCCATACATGGTATATAACCACAAACGGTGCTACCAACAATACACCTGCTACGGTTGCCCATATTGGGAACAACGCAACAAGAATTATTAAAACAATTATATCACCAGTGCTCATTGTTTTCTCCGAAATTCCATATTTTCTTCAGCCAATTGTTTGGTTAGTTTCTTGTAGTATATCACATCTTCATTCAGTTTGTCAATTTTAGATTGAGCTGAATCATTCGTGGCCTTTTGTTCACCACGAATAACATAACCTAAAATTGTACCAACAACGAGAGCGATAACAATTTCAATCAATGTAAATTCTCCGGTTTTTCATATTCATTATTCAGTATACCATCAGATACAGTACGCAACAATTTGCCAAAATCATTCACATTACCTGCCTGTTTGTTTAAGTGTAACAATCGAGCAAGAATGATAGAAGATGCCATCAAGGAAGGATACTTATGCTGAATACAAAACTTGAGTAGAAATTCATCTACCGCATCCACCGATGGTTGTAAATCTAAATCATCGATATTCATTTTGTACCATTCATAAAGTATGAAATCAATATCACCACAAATATCCAAAATAAGGCAATTATACCAAGGGCACCAAGAAAATCAAACTCAGTCATTACTCAACTTTCTCAATTGACGGTTCACAATCCAAAATCATTTCATTATCATTCTGAGACCAACCTTCAGACTCCAAATCCCATGCAGAATTTTCATCCAACCATTCTTCCATGGCCTTTTGTTCTTCTTCGGTAAAACCATGAAACTCATGGTCCTCCCAACATCCATCAAAAGTTTCCTGCATTTCAACTTCATAATCACAATTAAGCAGGTCTACACCAGCTTGTAAAACTGGAGGTGTATCATCATCAGTTTCAATTGTAAAACTACCCCAGCGCCAACCAGTTTCAACAACAATAGTTTTACTGTCTTTGGTGTAGTAAGTTCTTTCAATTAAAGATTTTTTCCATGTTGGTTCAATTTGCCAAGTGGCCATTATTTCTTCTCCATAATATGTTTAAGAACCTCTTTCGATTCTTTCCAATCGGATTTCAATACTGCTTCATCAATCATATCAAGCTGAGTTTTATGTAGGTAATTCAAATGTAACTCGACCATGATTTCTTTCAAACTTCTTGGTCCAAGTGTATACGATTTTGGTTTATAGTTCATACATAATCCTCTGCTAATACAATATATTCAATATACAAATTGTCCAATGTTTCATCATCTTTGGACATTAGGTATTCAGTAGTAAATCCCTTAAATGATAACATCAAAATTATATCACTGCGACTTATATGATCCATGTATTTCTCCACATTTAAAATACCATTATAACACAACCACAGAATAGGTCAACCGTTTGTTGCCAAATTACAACACTTATAGTGCATTCATTTCAAAATTTAGTGCTATTGAATATCGTGGTAATGGTAGTGTATTGGGCAATACAAAATGTGCCAAGTCTGCTGGCATTAGAACCAATTTACCTTCTTTAGCTTCAATTTGGTGATACAATCTTGTACCTTTCATACCATCATGATGTGTAGTAAATCCAGAATTACCTGAACTAGGTACCAAAAACAAATCACCATGACCTCTTTGTACTTGCAAGTAAAATACTCCAACTAACATTGGTGCAAGGTGTATGTGTGGTGAATCCCAATTACCTTGTGTCATACGAACTGCACGACCCCATAATAATTTATTGTATTCCCACGGATATCCACCTTCTTTCATGGCATCATTCACAATAGGTTTTAACATCTTAACAAATTTACTCGCTTCAGGCAAATCTATCTTGAACAAACTTTCTGGATCAGGTGGTGTAGTTTTAATCTCATGTAACAAAGGCGCAACGATATCTGCCAACTCAGGCGTTTCAATCTCCCATACGGGAGTAGGCCAAAGTAACTTCAAACTCATGCCATGATTTCCAATTTACCAATACCAACATATTCTTCAATCGATTTCTTTAATTGTTTCTTTGATAATGATGGTGCAATAAACACATAATCTGAATGGTCACCTTCTTTAGCACTCATGTACTCATTCAAATACTTAATAGCATCAACTACATCATCAAATTCTTTTGAGTGAGTGTAATTAAACAATCTTGGTTTTGCAATATATTTCATTTCTTTTTACCTTTAATAGCATTGATACCATAACCAGCAGTATCGGGATCGGATTGGTACATCTGTTCACGCATTGCTGCACATTCTTCTTCAAGCATTTTAATCTTCATTACTTTATCTGCAATCAAAGCAATAAGAGCAATCAAAATAATACCAAAAATAGTATATGTAATCATACTTTACTTTATAGTGGTGTCACCGACTTACGGCGTTTCCCAACGGCTGCGGCGACATAAAACTTAAATGTTTGTTGCTTCGAGAATCCAAAAACCTTTTTTGCCATTTTCATCTTGTCCTGCTACAACGGTTACAGGAATTCCAGCTTCTTTCGCTACAGTATACACATGAGAGAATTTTCGGTCTTGGTTTTCACACATCACGAAAAATCCATCATCTACTTGTAACTCACGAACCATTTGAGAAACACCATAACCACCTTTATTCTTTTTGCTGTTTCTCAAAATCTCTTGGCGTTTGCCTTTAGAAATCTTTACAATGTTACTAACTTCAGCGTGACGAACTCTAGTTTGAATTTCCATGATATCTCCTTATTAAGCAGTTACAACTTCAGGGGTTGACTTAACTAATGGAGCAGTCTTAACTGGACCTTGATAACGACCATTAGCATCGAACTCTGAATAGTTAACCAATTGATAACCTGTTACCTTACGACCACTCTTAATCACTTTGACGATACCACCATCTTTACGAATGTTATAGATGTTGGTAGACAAACGATATAGAACTGCCTCTTGGTTTGTGCCTTTAAATACATCAGCAATCTCCTGTGGTGATACAGGTTTGCCACTCAATAATACTTGGGTAATTTTCTCATGACGGTTTACCTTACCTTTGCGAACTGTTAAAGCCATTTAAAACTCCTAATCAAATTAAACATAATATAAAACTACTTAAAGGAACTACATACCTGATTATACAGGTTACCACTTAAATGGCAACCAGTATACTTCAAGTTTGCCACTTTATTTCTTACCACACTTATCATTATGATATCTACTAATATTTCCTGGATTGGTAACAATACCACAATGAATACATTGAGCACGATTTTGTTTCTGAAATTCAGAAATTTGTTTTCGTTTCTCATCCGACATAGGTTGAGACCATTTATAACCACCTAGTCCGGTTTTACCTTTGTTCCAAGGTGTTTTGCCTTTTCTATTAAAACCACTCAACCAGTTTTCTCTTGCTTCACCAACAATATCTGGACGACCAGGTAAACTACCTCCTTGGCCACCTTCATGCATATTGTATGTTGGTTTTAATTCAGATATCCAATGAATTTCTTTTTCATTTAATTCTTGTTCATTTGTTGCTTCTTCAAGCAATTCAATAGTAAAATTATTGTAACCATAGTACCTCATTGCATTATGCAAATAATAGGTTGAACCATGGTTGGCGGTGTTTCTGTGGTTAGACAACCTTTTGTTTAACGATTGGGTTGTCTTACCCACATAGAAATCACCATTTACATTATTGACCAGTTTATAAATTTTCATTTTTTTCTCCAAGAACACATGATATATTTATGCGTTCTTAGAGTTTTACTTATATTCTGGCATTTCAGTATTAGTTACAACCGATGCTGTGTTGGCTGGACTTTCAACCGTAGCATCAACTTTACTGTAAAGGTCAAGAAAACCTAATTTGGTTTCTTCATCGAATCTTGAAACGCACAATGTAATAGCTTTCATTTTATCATTAAAAATGTTGAATGCTTTTGCAATATGCACCAATCTTCGTGTTGAAATTACTTCATCAACAGCACCTTCCATATAACTCTTGCGAATTACATCTGCCCATTGGCATAAATTTTCAAGAAAAGCTTTATCTTCAATGAGTGGTGCCAAGATTTTTTTCTCAGTTTTCATATCGGGAAATTCTTGCTCTACGGTGATAGGAAAGCGTTCAAGAAAAGCCGAATCTAAGATTTGAGCAAGATATTTGCCTTCATCACTGCCTTGGCCTTTAGTATTTGCCGTTGCAATGATATTAAATCCTGCCTTCGGATAAACCATCTCACCCGATTTCTTATTGTAATGTGGTTTACCTTCCATGATGCCTTGCAAACACATCAACTTATTAGAACCACGGTCGACCTCATCGATTAACAGCACGGCACCTTTCTTCATAGCCTGTAATACAGGACCATCACGATTGACCACGTTACCATTCACCAATGTAGGACCGCCTAGTAGGTCAGTTTCATCGGTCTCAACTGAGATATTCACACGGATACATTCACGATTCAACTCCGCACATACCTGTTCGACCATCAAGGTCTTGCCGTTGCCTGATAAACCGGTAACGAATACAGGATAGAACATCTTAGACGATACAATATTACGCATATCTTTAAAGAAACCAAATGGTACATAATTCTCATACTTTTCAGGTACGGCATTATCGGACTCATCAATCAATTTTGGTTGACGGAACTCTAACACTTGAGCAGGTTGAGCATATGCCATTTCTGTTTCAGGTTCTTTACAATCTTCAGTCATATTCTTTACAATAGTTTTGGATTTCTTTACAATACCTGAAGGTGGAACTTTGTATTGTCCACGGTCATAACGGAACTCTGATTTAGTAACCAGCCAATATGGATACGGGGCACCAGATTCATTCACAACTCTGGTAATATCATCACGGGTTAAAATTGGTTCTGAACCAAAGATTTCTTCTGCGGCAACGATAAATGCGGTAGCGTTCTTGTTCATACTGTTTCCTTAAATGAATTCATCCATAGTCCTAAAATTGTTCTTGCTTCGTTCTTACTAATATCAAATGCTTCTTGTAAATACGGTGAAGCACCAAACATATTAGTAACACCAGATTCACGCAGAGTATTTAAATACTCAAATTCTTCAAAATATTTTTCCATAATCAATCCAATAAAATCATATACTCTTTTGGAAAGTTTTGTGCAAACCAATCCAAACCTTTACGAACACCGGCATAATCACCGAACAACTCACAACCTTTAATTGTATCATATACAGCAACTGCTTCAGGTGTAAGCATTACGCCTTCACCACTAAATGGGTTGGTAATAAACTCAGGTACTTCTGCTACAAATATATCTTTATAAGGCAGTTTCATATAGTTCCTCTCTCTCTCACTCAATACAAACCATTATACAGGTATCCTGGAATACCACAAGCACTATCTGCCATGCTGTTGTTTTGGTACAACACTAGGTGTAGAAGGTGTCCAAGACCATTGGTGCTGGGTCACCAGTCAGTCCAAAACGCTTGGAGGCCTCTACTGCACCAGCAATGAGATGTTCATACTCATCCTCGTATGAACCCTCCTTGAGTAGTTCCACACATTGTGCCTCATTCTCAGCAATGACTGTCCATGTACCGCCATATTCCGACCTAGGGAATGGCACCCAATAATTACCAATGTAAATGTTCATTTCTTAAACTCCATATATGGTGCAATGTCATTATCAAAAATCTGTGCCATCTGTTTATGTAAGGCTTTGCGTTCATCATCGGTCAATCCGGATGCAAACGGGTAAGGACCAAATTCGCCGGTAGTTTTTGGTAAACCATAATCATGGCGAAAGGTCATACACATATTATGGATGATTGATTCTCTATTTTTCATCACTCTCACTCAAAAATCGTTTAGCAACTTCAATTGGAAAATCAATCAACAATTTCCACAAAAATACAAATGGTGCCATAATAATGATTATAAGGCCTTTACACCACAATTTAACATTCCATAAAAACTTATACATCATATCAAACCTCCATATATTTCAATTGAAAGAAATTTGCACAACTTTCATATTTGATATAACCACGAGGATTACAAACCACTCTGGTCTCACCAATCCAATAATTACTCATATTGTGCATATGTCCATGAGTCCACATTTTAATCTGTGGTCTATCTAAAATGAATTCACTTAAATCAGAACGAAACGCACCATTCATTAATGTATCGCCTTTGTATGCCTCAGCAACACTCTCACCACTTGGTGCATGGTGTGTCACCACAACATAACTCTTGGTTTTATCCTGAGTAACGATATTGATATAGTCAACCATTTTCTTGTGGTCTTCCACGGAATCTTCTGCTGACCATCTTGATGGCTTCTCATAATGGTCAATTCTCTCAACAACCAAATTACCATCAGAATCTTTCAAGTGCATACCAGAACCATCAGGATTCTTGGCATAGATTACATTCTTATGGTGTGTGGTACGATTACTATTCTTGATTAATCTAAAGTCATTCATACGCTGACCAGAATGCCACAAAGTCAACGAATCACCTTTATTCATATCAGTCCATAATGTACCACCAACAAAGGTGATGCCGTTATGTTCCCATGTTTCTTTTTCCAATAAATGGATATTCTCAAATGGTGCCAATTCAAACTTCAATCGTTCGTAAGTATCACGCATATCAAAATCATAATGCTCGTGGTTACCCATCACATATACCACATGAGGAAATTCGAATGAACACCGTTTAAAGAAATCACGAACCATTGCTCGTTCTTTGGGTTTGTGTTTGAAAACTTTAGCTGTGCAAATATCGCCGCTCAGTATTAAAACTTCGGCATTTTCTTCATTCTTTATAACGAGGTCACCAAATTCAAGGTGAACATCTGACGCTAAAGCAATTTTCATTTTCTTATCCACAAACTAAAATACTATCCTTGGTACCAGTACCAATAAACTGACGCCAGCAATTACCCTCTTTAACTGGTCGCACATATCCTTCTGCCTTAGGTGCAGGCATAACTTCTACACTTGGTTTATCTTTTGGCCAATTGGCCCATGCACCAGCAATCACCAATACTGCAACAATAACCAATATGATTCTATCAAAGCTCATTTGCTTCTCCTTTTTGTTTGTACCACTCATCACCAGGACAACCAACAGTAGGTCCTGCTTCAATCAATCCTTCTGCCAAGAACCTATCACATACTGGATCATCAGGTTCTGCCATATACATTTCTTCTACCATCTTACCATTCACTCTGGCAAAGTATCTATACTCACTCACGGATATAACTCCAAAAGATTTCGTTCAAACTCTACCCATTCCATTTGTGGTTGTGGTCCAGATGTATCAAACACAACCATCTTTTTATATTCTTGGTGTGATTCATACCATTCCATCCAAACCGTATATGTTCCACATACTTTAGGAAAGAAAGCAAACTTATTAACCCTTCTTTTATGGCCTTCTTCTGGTTTATACCGAGTAGTTTTCCATTTCATTTCTCACTCGCTTTCTTTAGTATTGCTCTAGCAAAATCTTCTAACTCATACAATTTAATTTTGAATTGTTCTGATAGTTTTGCTTCAGGATGAATGTTAAAATACTTTTTTGTAATGTAGTCTATTTCCTCATCCGTTGGTGTCTTTGCTGGTTCTGCTAACTTATGCCAATCTTCAACAGGCTTTACATAAACCCAGCCACCAACATTTATACCAATGCTGTTTTGTTCTGTTACAAAAATAGAAGGTGAATAGTAGTCGTTTGGAATTTCACGCCATAATTCTTTATCCGTATTTAATACCGGATCATTGTTCATTTCTATTCCTTATCTCATCACTATGTTTACATTTACCACGATAGGCAAAACCCACACAATTACAACTATACTTTCCATCAATCTTTTCTACTGTATATTCTTTGCCTGAATCCGACTTGACCATGAATATATTAATATTGTTTGCAACTGGCGGTGGTGCCAACACAATGGTAGCACCATAGGCGTCCAATGCCTCATGTTTCACTTTGATAAACTTACGGCGGCGACCATCAAGCGGCAATGGCTTATGCAATATCACCAACTCATCATTGCTTGCCTTGGCATAGGCCAATATATTGGACTTACCATCGAACAAGTAAGTATGGTTAGGCACCACGAACTCACTATTGTCCCACTCTGTTACTTCTTTATATGCACTAATTCCCATTATTCAACTCCAAAATGTTCTTTAATTACTCTGCCTACACCAAGAGTAATGCCTTCAGCTTCCGTATTATGTTCATTAGCAACTTCAGCACATTCCCGAACAATCAACTCGGCGAACTTGGCCAAATCGTGGTCTGGCATATAATCAAGCCCGGACTGCTCGGCAAGTTGTTTAATCTTCTCGTTCATTTCATATCTCTTATCGTTTGTAAATCTTTCATCAATATACACAGCGGCCAGTTTCTCTTTATAAACAGATTTCCACCACTCGGCAAATTCTACAAGGTTATTCTTCATAATATAATTTCAATTCATTACCTTGATAATCTTTAACTTTAATATGGCCTTTACCCATATACTTTATAAATTGTTGAATAAACCATCGTGGTACATAATCATTAAACTCCACACTCGGTGTTTTGGTTACAATAATAGTATCACCAGAATTAAAGAACAGGTTGTTCATATCTTTGCACTCGCATAAAATAAATCAATTTCTTCTGTTGTTTGAGTTACTATAATATCAGGCGAACCACCAAACACAATTCTAGTAATTTCCCAATCTCTTTTACCATCTCTATAAATGAAATCTGTATAATAATATTGAATCTGACTACTATTCACTCTAACACTTTTATCATACCATGTGCCATCACGAGCCTTAACAATTTGTGTTAATCTAAAAATCATCATATCCTTCCGCCCAACTTATTTTGGGATTTGTTATTTCATACAATTCAACAATATCTTTAAAACTCCACATTGCATCAGTTTCAAATGTATTCAACCATCTACTAAATCTACCCCAATCTTGCTCAGTCATTGGTGGTATACTAATCTCTGCACCATATGGTCCTAATCCTGTACCACGGCAATCAATACGACCACATGAATAACCTTGTGTAATCTCATCATACTCAAACGATTCACCAGCTTTTCTGCCAGTTAATTTGGAATCTTCGGTTAATGTTTTAGTTACTCTTTTGGTGAGTCCACGGTCTATGTACCATTGCTTATTGACCACTCCCATCCAATTGGTAGAATATCTAATTGTCATTTTATTTCTGTTTCATTATGTAATATGTGATAATAGAACCAATGATATAACCAGCAGCATACACAAGGTAATATGTTAGATATTCCATTATTCTTCTCTATACCAATGGCTACAATAAAAATGCTCACCTAGTTTATCAATCTCTTTCTGTGGATAACCATTCTCTACCAACCACGCCAAGGTATCTTCAACACCTTCTGGTAATTCTTTAGGAAATCCATATAACCATCCACTAGGTGGATCAATCATTTGTTTTCTCATGCTACTTCCTTTTCTTTACAAAACTTGGTAAATTGTTTCAATGTGCCTTTAAATTCTAAATCACGAGAATCACCACTCACACCAAAGAAATTGCAACCACAATTATATACTTCAATATACAATTCATCCTGTTTAAGGAATACATGATACTCATAATCTTGGCCACAATCGGTTACATCGGTTGGATGCAAATAGAATCCACCTGATTCTTTCTTGAAATGAGAAACCAACTGAGCAGCCAAACACGCCATGCCATTGAATTGTAATTCTTTGCCAATGCCATCAAGACCATTCACCAATCTGCCACCATTTAAAAACTCTGCCAACTCTGCACCATGACCGGTTGGATAACCATCAAACTGGCGGTACATATTAACGATTGGTTTCTGGACTTGTCCATACTTCTCATACACGAATGTGAGTGAGCGAGTGCCCATATTATACTCCACACCATCTAATTTGTTTATAATCACCTGTTAATACATTACCACGACCAAAGTTCCGTGCCGGTGCCTTCCATGATGCCGACTTTAGAATCTCACCTTGCTTAAACTGTTTGTCATCGTTAATCAATATCCATGAATGAGAACTCCTTTGATTGGCACTAAACTGGCCAACATGGTTCATAATCACATGGACATATTTACGACCTAATTCATAACTAAACTCTATGAATTGGTTGCCGCCTTTACTATTATAATCATTCTGTAAATGCTGCACATACTCCTGAATACTTAAATCTAATTCATTAAACTTGCCCATATTCAACTCCTCTAATAAATGCCTCACGCTCTATGCGGTTCTCTCTACAATCACGGTCACTAAACTTGTAAATATCAAATGCTTTAGCATCACGCTTACGGGTAGATGATTGAGAACGATTAGGACGAGGACCTCTAAACATTACATAATACTTGGTATAATCAATATAAGGCTTCAATAAACCATACATTGAATATGGTACGCCTTTGTATGATGACCTGAAACCTGTTGGTGCCTGGTAATCTGCCAAAAACATATACATTTTCATTTCTTTTTCTCTATAATCCATATTATCTCACAAAAGTATGGAATGTATTCTCATACAACTCCACAATAGTATCATTATGCAACTCACGGTAATTATTCTCTAACAACTGCTTTGCCAATACTTTCAAATCTGCTTTTTTCAACTTATTAATATCAAGCATATCATTGGCAATCAATTCACTAATAAAGTGGTCAATTTTTCTACTCATATAAACTCCAAAAAGATGAGGTCTTACATCCGACAGAATGCCTCATTCAACCATTATTCCGATAAATTCACAATACGGTGATTAAACTCCATAAAACTAATTTGATGCGGTACAAAGAAGATACGACCTACACGATTTTCCTTTTTTGCTTTGGTTTCATACTTTGTAAACTTGTCAGCGGTTACTGTAATCTTATAAGCGGTGTAACCCATTTCTGTATTGTTGGCATCTTCCACAATACCATCAATAAAGGCATCATCACGACCGGCACATGGTTTAAAATCATATGCACGGATAATGTCACCAATTTTTGCAATATTTGTAAATTTCATATAAGCTCCTAATCAATTAATACAACCATTATACAGGTACCACATTATACCTCAAGCATTTTGGCATCTTGGAGTCGATATACTTGGTCCTTACTTTTAATAATGTTGTATCCACACAACAATTTTTGTTCAACAAACAATTCCACAATTGGTTGATAATCTTCAAAACCTTTTTGGAGTGATTTTAATTCAAGTACCACGAATTCCCATGTATTCATTATTCAGTTTCTCCAAAAAGGATGGAAATATCTCTTTCCATTAATTCATTCATTAATTCTTCATCGGTATAATTGGCATACCCTTTAAAACCATTAATTAATAAACTACTCAAATACCAACCATCATCATTCTCAACGGTATTCATATCGTCATTGATTAAGGTATCAATCGCTTCGGTTCTATCCCACATTATTTCAGCTCCTCAATACCTAATATAATACCAGTTTTACAATATACATGGTTGGCATATTCAATCGCCATTTCCAATGTTTCAAATACATCACCATCACAAATATAACTCATAGATCCAGTTCCTCATGTTTTGCTTCAATATCAACAATTGGAGTCCGTTCATACTTAAACTCCAACAATTCTTTAATAAATGCCAATTTTTCTGCTTCAGAAACAGCCGAGACCATTTCTAAATCATACTCAACCAAATCTTTAATCTTATCTTTTAATCTCATAAACTTTCCTAGTTAATAACTACTTACATAATCTTACTAATAACCACTATTTGTTAGTGGTTACTATAAAACTACGCTTCTTGTACATCCGGTAACTTGTCAAGGTCACCAAAATACTCCAGATTCTTGAGGTCGACCTCATTATCCTCTATAATACGATTGGCATCTTCTGGAGTTTCTGCCTTGACAAAATAATCAACATAAAACCATTTACGAACAATATATTCTTTCATTATGCCGCCTTCATCATAAATTGTGGAAACTTAACAAAACCACTTGTATCCTTCTTAGCCTTACCTTTGGCATATAGTCCGACAACCACACCTTTTGGATCCAAGAAGCGGAGGTCACTTTCATCACCATTAAATACTGGTAATCCATTGTAAAACTCAGGCATTGGCAAGGTTTTCTTGATACCAAATACAGTAGCAATATTGTAACCTTGCTGAATGGCAGCATATACATCAGCATCATTACCATCAGCCGCACTAAATGTTAGTGAATAGTTATCAATACCATTTACTTTACGACCTAGAACCTTTGTATAGTCATAGAATTGAATATCAGGGAAAGCAAAGAAGATATTCAAGTGGGTAATACCGTCAACCGTTACATTATACTTTTCGAAAGCAATATCGGAAGTACCATTTAAACGGATAACAGGGATAAGACCTGCTTTAGCGGACTGCTTAATCGCTAAGTTAATATCTTTTACTAATAGTGCCATAAACTGGTCACGGTCATTATAGAATAACTGAGTTTTACGAATCCGTGCTTTCTGGATAGTATTGGTATTCTCACCACGCTTAAACATACCGCCACGACCAGCCGTATTCAAGCAGGCAGTTTTACAGCCTTCCGTTGCTTTAGGACAGGTATTATGACCAGATAATGAAGCAGGTGCAAGGTGCAGGATGTAGGTATTATACCCTTGCTTCATTCCCTTTAAAGTCTTGGGATTACCGACTGATAACAAATTCATATAAACTCACTTTTCTTAAAAATTACAATCAAGATGACCACTAAAAATACCATTATACAGGTATTGGAATAGACCACAATCAATATGGCATATTCCAATAACTATGATTGGCCGATACTTCCACAAGTGTTGTATCGGAACAACATACCACCATTATAAGTAAAAATGGTAATATAAACTAACCATTACTATATTAAAAACAAATAATACACCTACACCACAAACAATTAATCCTAATACATTATAGAATAATCTCATTTACAACCTTTCATAAAATAAACTACCATAATATTAGATAATACAAACGCTGATAATATAATCATATAACCTTATAATGTAAATTAATAATAATAACAGTAAATACCACATCAATAATAGCAATAATAGGGATAATCACCTTATCAACCATTATACTTCTTCCGAGTAAATATCCACATTAATATCATCCAGATAATGATTAAACTCCTCATTATAAGCAATTGGATCTAATTCTTTCAATATATCACTTGGAGAGAATGATATACCAGCAATAATCACATCACCATGTAAATCATCAAAATAATACTGAAAATCTCTTTCTAATTCAGATTTAATACTCATATAATCACTCCTCACAATATAATTCAGATACAAATGCTTCTAATGCTGAATAGTAATGGTCTGGTTTCTCAGATAATAATGCTTCGGCATCACTAAAGATAATACCATCAATTTTAATACCATTTTCTTCTACATAATCATAAAAACGACCTTCATTCTCCATCATCACTTCTTTAAAATAACCCATAATAATACTCCTTTTAATTTAATATACATTATAATAAGCAATATAATAGAAAATCCACTATATTAATCATTATAATATACACTAAGCACTCCGTTAATAACCACCAGTTATAACCTTTATTACTTTCCGTAATATAGTCGGGATACCAGTCGGGACTATGGTGCTATGAATGGCTCTTAGTTTCTTCCTGTGATTCTCCGTGGTTCCTAGTTAATCCTAAAAGGTATTCCTAAGCATCCTCAGATAATCTCAATAATAAAAACTCTAATAATATCAATAGCTTAATAATATTACTAATGGACTCGGTATATTTCAGAGCCCATTATAATACTACTATATGGTTATACTGATAATTTAGCAGTTAATCTGGCAAGTTTATCTTCAGCAGCTTTAATCTGAGCTAATACTTTCGCTTTCTTTTCTGCTTCTTTATTCTGTTTAATTAATACTCTATTATGCTTCTGAATGGTAACGGACTGCTTAATGGACTCTTTTAATGCTTTTACTAGGTCACGCTTAGCGGATAATGATAATTGGTTAATGTCAAATGTATTGGTAGTGGTCATAATGTATAATGCTTTCTATAATGTAATGGTAATAATGGTTAATGGTGTTGCTTATACTGCTTTATAATGATATAATACTATTGGTAATGGTTAATGGCTTGATATTCTTGCGGGATTTTCTTGTGATAATATTGCCGCCATTATGGATAAAATCGAGAATATCACGCTGGATCTGAATATCCGCTTTGAGTTTAGCATTATGTACTGGAGATAATGCTTTGGTACCAGTGAATTTCTGAGCAATAATATTACATTCAGCATATTCCGAGATAATCGGAGCGACAGCCTTAGAGGCACGCTTGGCAGCACGGCTCATAGTGGGCTTATTCATTTTGAGGTCGTGATTCACAAGCGCCAGCATACGCTTTAATTCCGTGATAGATAAACCAGCTAATTCCATAGGACTCCTTATAAAGTGTTGTATCGGAACAACAGCGGACTTTTCGTGCCGCTTTCATTCAATAAAACCAGTATACAGGAACTGGCCGGAGTGTCAAGCGAAAGATTTGAGCCGTTTGGGGCTGGGCGCGGAGAGTAGTATAGCGGAAGACTGGAGTATTATTTTAGTGGTAATAATGGCGCTTGGAGTGGTATAGGAGTGGTGCTACGGATGGTGATAGGATTGGCGTGTTGCTTGGTGGATATTCTGTTACGGTGCCACGATGTGTTGTAAAAAAACAACAAAACAGACAGTATTAGAAAAAAAGCTGGTGGTGGTCGGACTGTTGTTTAGATAACTTTTTTTCTAACCGATTTTTCGAATTCCTGACTTTTTCCTGGAGGAAATTTTTGAAGGAGGACTCTGTGTCTCCAGAATTTTTTTCCTGGTACCCGTAATCACTGGAACCTTCTTAGTCGTTTCTTTCTTTTCTACCAAATTACCATGTGAATCGACCACAAGGACCTTCGTAACCTTCGAGTTATCCATTACAGTACCTTATTGAGGATTCAGATTAATAGGAGTTTTCATTAATTCTTGGAACTGAGAATACCAATCTGGATTCGCTGAGAAGTAATAGAGAGCTGCGTACCATGCTGCCAATCCAGCAAAGTACATAAAGATATAGTAACCTATTCGTTTACCAAAGAGGCCTTGATTAAAGAAAGCCCAAGTTACACCTAACATAAAAGAGAATAGGTTAAGGGAGAATAGTGAGATATCAAAGAAGTTTATGTTCGTCATAATATAGTATAATTAAATTTTGTTAAGTTTTGTCAAAAATCATGGAGATTCTGAGTATGGTCAAGAGGATGTGTTTCTTTGTAATGAATCGAGAATACCAGAACCTTTTCTGTACCCATAGTTTAGGGTCTAGCCAGAAGCAAGTGATATACCAAGGTTTAACCATGATATGTACCACTTCGAGTGAAGGTATGCGTAGTCATGTTTTTCTCTGCGTTGTATGATATAGTACCACCGGTTCCTGTGGGTTTTCCTGGATAAGTCATAATGACGGATCCAGTACCTCTCGGATTGCTGAGAGGCTCATTAGAATTCTTCTGAGTACCTTTGGTATCTTTTGGTATCTTCTTCTTGAATCTGGACTGAGAGAATGCCGGAAGCGCCTGGAAAATCGCCGGTGAAACTGAGAGGAATTTAAGAAAGGTTCTTCTAGAGGTTGCCATCGTATGTTTCGCTCGTCTTGTCTGTTTGAACGGTATTAGGTGCCGGTTTGAGAATAGGGAAAATATTCTGGTTTAGAAATGAATATTGTTGTGGTGAGATAGGTCCACCGGAGAGTGCGTTGAATTCTTCAAAGGTACCGTCATCATAGTAATATACGGTCTTAATCAATTTTCTCATTCTAATATATTCCCGTCAAGTATCATATTGTGTCTAAGTGTATATCGTTCTACTGCGTTCTTAGCGTGGCGAGGATTAATGTAATTACCGAGATATTCATCTTTACCAATAATAACAAAAGAAGTTGCGGAAGACCGATTACCTGACATTCCAATACGAGATACTTCACCAACGATTCTACCGGTCTGTACTTCAAAGTATAGGTGATTACCAGCTAACTGGCCATCTTCCCATGCATAATCTGTTATCATATCAAATCTATCTAAGTATAAATACTAATATCGTAAACACTATCACAAATGGTGTTCAATAAAAAATCTCAAAAGGTAATACAATGAAACTATTAAAAAAAATCTATAACTTCTTCTTTGACCTTGGTTACTATGCCAGAATGGAACAGTATATCAAGTCTAAGAATCCACAAACTCATGAAGAACTGGAAAGAGTTGTTCGTGACTACTACGCTATCCGTGGTCTATAGTGAATATGGAGATTCTTATTAATCTCCTTACTTGGACTTTTTAACCCGTTCAGTAATCACTTTAGATTTACCAGTTTTGGTATCCGTTTTCTTGGTGGTTTTAAATCCACCAGATTTATGAGTTTGTTTCTGTTTAGTTGCCATCACTTATTCTTCCAATTAAATCCTAAAGCTTTATATAATACTCTCTGATACCATTTCGGTTCAGATTCCATTCCTACACTAATACCACCGATTGACAATTCTCCAACAGAATTAATAGGAGATACTGTCAGTTGTGGTGCAATGTTGGTTGCCCATGTTGCCTCGGCATTTACATATAACATACCCGTTGGATAAGGTCCTTCTCGGCCGATACCTTGTACTCTCAAATAATACTCATGTGCAGAGCAATGTGAAAAATCTAAATCTAAATCAATCTGTTCTGTTAAAGGCCAGAAAAACTCAATTTGTTGTTGGTACATTTAATACCTCCGATTCAAATTAATCTTCGAAAATCAACACCACATCATCTTCATTCACAATGAAATAACTTTCACCATCAAACTTGGTTGGAACTGCTTTGTTCCAGTTAGGAAGAATTAATTGGCCTTCTTCAATCAAAGTAACCTCACTACCAATTTTTAATACAGTAGCCTTATTAACTTCGGCAGGATCCGCAGATTTGAGAATGATACCAGAAGAAGTGACCTTCTCTTTCTCAATGACTTGGACAATAATATTCTTTTTAATAGGTTTTAACATCATTCGCTTTCTTTTTTCTACATTCTTCAATTACTTTTACCGGAACATCCGGATGCCAACCACCAACTAACATATCACAATTATAACGGACTAATTCAGGAATGTCAAATGCTTTATGGTAATCATCATCAGAAATATAACCATAGATAGTGGAAAAACTCAATATAAAAAATATCAGTTTAATAGATTCTGGTATTTTATATTTTGGTATCATTGGATTTGTTGTTTTAGTTGGGCAATAATATCTTCGATTTCAATTCTAATGGGATTACCATAGGGAATCCAAACTTTAATGTGTGTTAACAATCTCAGTAAGTTCTTGTGATCCATTATTCTTCATCATATTTTAAAAATTTAATTACGGGTAATTTGTTCGCAACTTCGATATACGCATCTCTTAATGTTGGTGCAACAACACGGCAATTGAATATGCCGTTTTCAATGATAATATCAAAGGGTGCATAACCAACAAAAGATTCATCTACAATACATCTGATGTACCAAGCTTTGGCTTCTTTACACCTATTGATTAAATCTTCGTATATCTTTTTGGGATTAAATGGTTCGTCTGATATTTCAGGCATTTTCGTTCAGAAATTTAGGTCCAGAATCACCTTCTTCTAAAACAAAATCTTCCGCTAGTGCCTCAGCATCATCAATATTAAAAACATTTCGTTTTTGGTAGAACTTGTCATCCAAATACATATTGATAGTATAACCACCATCAGTCTTTAATACATCGGCTCTTTTGTTGCCATTCATAAATTTAGACATTGCTATTTCCATATTTCTCTCCAAAAGCATATTTTCTAGCTGCCAGTTCAGCTTGTTCTTCAGAGTTAAAATATTCTATCATGCCCAAGTCACCCGCACCAGGTTCTTTTTGAACTTCTCTGTAATGGACATAATATTCATTTAACTCACCGTCATAATATATATCTGACATTTTTTGAGCAAAATTTCCTATGAAGGTAGCCAATCTCTCTCTATTCATTATGCAATCATTCCAATAAATCGGTTTAATACAACACGGTTAGACAAACGGTTACCGGCAAATTTACTAAATGCGGAAACCAAGCCACGGGTCGTTGCGTTTTCTTTCACAACAAATTCAACATCATCATCTGTATCTAGGCCTTCTGAACGGAGTAAATAATATTCATCGTAACCAGCATTAGTAACAGTTAAACATTTGTTCTTACGGAACTCAGATTTATATTTGTCCATATTGGCGGCTCTTGGAAAGAAGTTATAAACTTCACGACCAAATTCACGACCGGATAATACAAAGAAACCAACAATATTACAACCAGTTCTTTTCTTTAGAATAGAAATAAAGTGTCCTGTCAATTCACGACCACGAGCATAATCAACTCGTACCTCATGTTTAGTAATTGGGTCACGCATTACAAAGCTTTTCTCAATATTATAACCACCGTTACCATCGAGTTCTGGATTATTATAACCAGAACTAATATAACCATTTGGGTATTTTGTATATACATTTCTTAAACTTTGGCCTTCACCATCGGTTAAGAATACTGTATTCACCACTTGTAGTTTATATTGTTTCTGAAATTCTGGAATAATCTTAGTTGCTGCAATAACAGTTTCATTTAGTGGAGTTCCACCCATCTGAAACCAACCTGGTTTCCAACCACGTTGTTGTGCCATATTAACCAATGCTGAACCAGCATATGTAAATTCAGAAGCAGTCATTTTACTGGACAAGATATTAATCAATTTAAAACCATGCATAACAATATCACCAACTACAACTTTAGGTGTGTATGGTTCATCAAATTCTGAACTAAAGGCATATACTTCATAAGGAATGTTTACCTTCTTACAGAACATCACCAAGTTAATCAATTGTTTCATGGTGTTCTCAATGTGATGGTGCATAGAACCTGACCAATCTAAGAACATTACAAGACCATGTGATTTACCATTAGGTACAACTGTAACCTTTTTGAAAATATCATCCATCAATTGATAACCATAAATCTTGGACATATTCAATTCACCAGTTTTAGCAACTGATGCACGTTTCATTTGCTCGGCATTTTTACGGAGTTCAAATTCTTTGGACAAGTAACCAACAACTTTCTTGGCATCATTACGCATCTTAGTAAATTTAGCAACATCAACACCGAAAGTATTTTCGTATGGAGAATTATAACTATCTTTAATACGCTGAACATCACCTTTATATCGGGTCCAAGTTTGTTTGTATGAGAAGATTGCTTCACTCAAATTAATATCGGGGATATTACCATAATAAAATGCTCGCTTATCATTAGCAAACAACTTGGATTCATTTTTACGGAAGGCATCATCGGTGTGTGAACGGATTCCATCTTCGGCAGAAGAATTGTGTGGATTCTCAGGATTCATTCCATATTCTTCACCTTCGGTAGGTTCTTTATCTGATTCACTTTCGCCTTCATCAGAAGGTTGATTAGATTTTTTGGATTGAGTTTCTTCATCATCCCAATCATTCTCATCATCAATATCACCATAACCAAACGGATCAATTTCTCCATCCGCTTCTTCATTGGTTTCTTCGTATGTTGGTGTTTCGGATTTGCGTTTTTCGTTTTCTTCTTTGAGATATGCTTGCACCAATCTGGCCACTTCCATCACATCATCATAAGATTGAGTATTTTCAATTTTATCAACCAAAGTTTTCTCAAAATCGGTAAATTTGATACCTTGTGATGCACCACCCTTGGTGTAAAGGTTAACACGGTCAATAAAGTTTAAATCATTTAAATCAATACCTGCAGTACCAAAGAAATCTTTATCGATTAATTCTTTGTATGCACGAATGAAAGAGGAACGAATACCAGGATATTTGTTTTTGACTTTACGCTCAATACGGGAATCTTCCAATACATTCATAATGCCCATTGGAATCTTTTCTTCGTAAGCCTTAGTCATGCCTTCTAACGGAGTGTAGAGAGCATGGCCAACTTCATGACCCATGAAAAGGTCATACAAGTAACCAGAAATATTCTTATCAAGAATAGGAACCGTAAGAATACGATTCTTTACATCGAAAGCGGCAGTTTGTACGTTGCGCTGTTCAATGGTCAAGTTTTCGGTAGCCATTAATTTGGCAAGTAGTGATTTTGATTCAATTAGTTCCATGAGTTCTCCGATTTAATGAAACCATTATACTACAAATAATGCTTACCGTCAAATGCTTTTTGTAAAGGTGTTGTTTTTTAGCAACACATTTCATTAAACTGATTTAAAATTGTATAAATCCGCTAAATTTGCATAATTTTGTTGGTCTTTTTCGAATCCAGACAAGGCAACCCAACCTCGAACAACATTATCCAAGGATTGGAAGTCGTATTTGTCTGCCAAAGCAAAAATTTGCGTATCAATCTTGTCTAATTGCTCTTGTAAACCAATTTTACTACTATCCATGATTTTTTCCTTCATTTTTATCAAAAATTTGTTGCTCAATTGCGCTGGCCAATTCTTCGGCAAGATTCGGATTGAATTTTACAAGAAAATATGCAACATCCTGCGCTGGAATGTGCCGCATATTGAACATAATATCATCAATGCCTCTCAAAATGTCTTTTTCTTCATGTTTGCTTAACATAATAACCTTATTGTATAGTAAAATTTTCAACGGATGACACTACACTACCTCTTTGCTTCGCTTTACCTACTGATTGTAACCATTGTAACTCAATTTTTAGTTCTTCATCAGTCAATTCGAAAAGATAATCTTCATATTCTTCCCATTCATCTTGTGTAATACTCATCTTCTCATGCTCGCTATCTCTTTTGCTTCATTGTCGGTAAATACTGGCACAGCATTACTTTTATGCATCGTACCAATTCCTTTAATCTTGTCACCTGTATATGAATTTCCGAATTTCTTTGTACAAGCAATAAATCCAGTATCCAAGGACGCAATGTTAGGAGATTCTCGACCGGCCGGAACGGTAAACATTGGAGTTACTTTGGAAAACTTCGTGGATTTATTTTTACTGAAATTGGTAGACATCGAATTAATGGATAGTAACCATTCTTCGTGCTGTAATTTCTTGGCTTTAGAAACTTTACGTTTCTTGGATTTTGGAATATAACCGTAAATTAACATATAATTCTCCGTGACTGAAGAACCATTGTATTACAGTTTGATGGTGGTGTCAAGCAAAGTGTTGTATGGAAACAACAACATTACCAATACCTTATTTCAAAGGCGGACATACCTACTTATGATGAAATTTCAAGAATTAAGTGGTATACTTAGTTTTTATCATCAGGTGAAATTTCAAGTTCTTCTTCAAATACATCTTCAGTATTCTTGATATACTTTTTGACCTCTGGATGTTCTGATTGTCTTTTCTTACTATGCAAAAAGTTCTTTGCATATGTGTAATCGTCATTATAGTCTTGGTTCTTACGGAACTTACCTACAAATTTTGTCACTTACTTCTCCTATTTCATAGTTTCAAAAGTTATGCCTTTAATTTTAGATTCAGGCATATTATGCATATCTTCATCCGAAATATAGGTAATATCGGAATGAGGATAACAAATTTTTACAAGTTTTAATAATTGAATGATTGTACCATCAGAATCATTGAATGAAAATATTTCATCGACACACTTTAAATTTGATATAATTTCTCGGCGAGTTTCATATTCTTGTACATAACCACCTTCTGACCATTGCATCCACCAATCAGAATGGACGCCGACAACTAACCAATCACCCTTAGCTTTACATTTTTTAAGGAACTTTAATTCCTCGACAGATAGTGGATCATATATGCCACAAGTTATTATTATTCTATCTTTTTCGAACATTATGGTATTAAGTTTGGAAATGCCTCTTTAACAAATTTATAATCTAAGCCTTTTACGCCTAGGTCTTTTTGTAAAATTCCCATGACTACTTCTGCTTCACGGGGTTCAATTGATTCCAATAACTGCAATAATAATTGTTGTCTTTTTTC